TGAAGGACGCGTCCATCCCGCTGGACCGCTACCTCAAGAACGACCTGACCGGGCCGATGATGAAACCGGACAGTAAAGGGACTATCTTCTTGGAAAGCAAAAAGGATATGAAATCCCGCGGGCTGGCCAGCCCTGACGCGGCCGACGCCATCGCGGTGACGTTTGCGTTTCCGGTGGCCCACCGGGAATATGTTGACCGCAGCCCGCGACGCGCGTATGCTCCGGGCGCTGTCCCTACCTCATGGATGGGTGCTTAATGGCGAAGAAAAGCGTATCATTGGCCGTGGGTCGGGGCGAGAAGCTGCCGACAGACAAGGGCGCCGGGCTGACCGCCAAGGGCCGGGCCAAGTACAATCGTGAGACAGGCTCCAACCTAAAGCCTCCGGCCCCCAACCCCAAGACCAAAGAAGACGCTGGACGGAAAGCTAGTTTTTGTGCTAGGATGAAACCTATCGCAGAAAAAAGCAAAGAGGGCAGCCGTGCACGAGCGTCAATGCGTAGATGGAAATGTTGAGCCTTTAGAAATGTGGGCGGACATTCAAGGCTATGAAGGCCGGTACCAAATAAGCAGCTTAGGCCGCGTAAAATCGCTTGCCCGCACTCGCCGCGGCAAAAATAATTGCCTTGTTCCAGTGCCCGAAATTATTATGCGTCTTACCGCTAAAAAGGATACCGGGCGCACTAAACCTTACGTTGAAGTACGGCTTAGAAACGGCGGCTTACGCACCGAACGATGCAAATCGTTTTTAGTGCACCGTTTGGTCGCCGGCGCGTTTATTAAATCTTTGGCCCCTGACGAACAAGTTGACCACATAAATGGCTTGCATAATGATAACAGAGCAGTCAATTTACGTATTATGAAGTCGATTGAACACGCCCGGATACACCCTCGCGTGTTAAATCCTAACCCGCGGGACCCGGTTTCAGGGCAGTTCGTAAAGGAAAATGCGTAATGGCAAAACCGGGTCTATACGCCAACATCCACGCCAAGCGGGAGCGCATCGCGGCCGGGTCTGGCGAGAAGATGCGTAAGGTTGGCGCCAAGGGCGCGCCCACCGCTGCGGCGTTCCGTGAGTCTGCCAAGACGGCCAAGCCAGCCAAGAAGGGTAAGTGACATGCCGCTGGTAAAGTCCACCTCCAAGGACGCCTTCCGCAAGAACGTGAAGGCCGAAATTGCTGCCGGCAAGCCGGTGAAACAGGCTGTCGCCATCGCGTATTCGACCAAGCGCGCGGCGGCTAAGAAGGGCAAGAAGTAGTAATGGCCGCCAACGATGTAGAAGCCGCAGGCAAGGTATCGGACAGCGACGACAAGGATCGGCTGTCGGTCATGCGCCGGCGCTACACCGTGGCGCTGTCGGCTTACTCAGATAGCCGCGAAGATGAACTGGACGACCTTCGCTTCATGGCCGGGTCGCCCGACAACCAGTGGCAGTGGCCGGCGGACGTGCTGGCGACCCGCGGGTCCGTGCAGGGTCAAACGATCAACGCGCGGCCGTGCCTGACGATCAACAAGTTGCCGCAGCATGTGCGCCAGGTGACCAACGAGCAGCGGCAGAACCGGCCGACCGGCAAGGTGATCCCGGCCGACGACCGCGCCGACGTGCGCGTGGCCGAGATATTCGACGGCATGGTGCGGCACATCGAATACATTTCGGACGCCGACGTGGCCTACGACACGGCCTGCGACAACCAGGTCACCTACGGCGAGGGCTACATCCGCATTCTGACGGAATACGCCCGCGAGGACAGCTTTGACCAGGACATCAAGATCGGGCGGGTGCGGAACTCGTTCTCGGTCTACATGGACCCGGCCATTCAAGACCCGTGCGGCGCCGACGCCGAGTGGTGCTTCATCACCGAAGACGTGAGCAAATCTGATTATGAACGCATGTTTCCGGACGCTGCGCCGATTTCTAGCCTATTGTCGCAAGGCGTGGGTGACCAGAGCCTTTCTCAATGGCTCTCGGAAGACATGGTACGTATCGCCGAATACTTCTACTACGAACACGAAAAAGCGACGCTAAACCTCTATCCAGACAACATCACGGCCTTTTCAGGCTCGCCGCAGGATAAGCAACTGAAGGCGATGTTTGGCAAACCGTTGCGTAGCCGCCCGGTGGACCGCAAGAAGGTCAAGTGGATCAAAACTAACGGGTTTGAGGTGCTGGAAGAGCGCGATTGGGCTGGCAAACACATTCCTGTTGTGCGCGTAATCGGCAACGAGTTTGAGGTTGACGGCCAGCTTTATGTGTCGGGCCTTGTGCGGAACGCCAAGGACGCTCAGCGCATGTACAACTACTGGGTCAGCCAGGAAGCCGAAATGCTGGCTTTGGCCCCCAAGGCGCCCTTCATTGGCTATGGTGGCCAGTTTGAAGGATACGAGATGCAGTGGAAGACGGCCAACACAAACAATTGGCCGTACCTAGAGGTCAATCCCGACGTTACGGACGGCGCTGGGGCGGTTCTGCCGCTTCCGCAGCGCGCCCCACCGCCGCTGGCCCAGACCGGCCTCATACAGGCTAAATTGGGCGCTGCTGACGACATCAAGGGCACCACAGGCCAGTACGACAGCAGCTTAGGCGCCCAGAGCAACGAGCGGTCGGGCCGGGCGATCCTTGCGCGCGAGAAGCAGGGCGACACGGGCACCTACCACTACGTTGACAACCTGTCCCGCGCGATCCGCTACGTCACCCGGCAACTTGTGGACCTGATCCCCAAGATTTACGACACCGCTCGCGTGGCGCGTATCGTGGGGCTGGACGGCGAAGTGGGCATGGTGAAGATCAACCCCATGCAGCCGGAGCCGGTCAAGGAAATCCGCGACGAGAACGGGCTTGTGATCGACAAGATTTACAACCCGTCGGTCGGCGTTTACGACGTGTGCGTGACCACTGGGCCAGGCTACATGACCAAGCGTCAGGAAGCCTTGGACGCCATGTCTATGCTGTTGCAGTCTAACCCGCAGCTTTGGACGGTTGCCGGTGATCTATTCATCAAAAACATGGATTGGCCGGGCGCGCAGGAGATGGCGGCGCGGTTTGCTAAGATCATTGATCCAAAGGTTATGGAAGGCGAAGACCAATCCCCCGAAGTGCAAATGCTCAAGATGCAAAATGAAACGCTGGTGAAGGAATTGAACCAGGTTGTCGGCATGTTGCAGCGCGTCGAACAGTCCATTGAGGCTCAGGAAGTGCAGATTAAGGCCTACGACGCCGAAACCAAGCGCATTTCCGCGGTTCAGGCCGGCATGACGCCAGAGCAAATCCAAGACATCGTGATGGGCACCATCGCGGCGGCTATGGATACCGGCGATTTGGTCGGGCCGGGCGGCCCAGTTTCACGTGAAATGCCGGAAATGCAACCGGAAATGGGCGGAATGCCGCCAGATATGGGCGCTATGCCGCCGCAAATGCCGCCAGGAGGCCCAATGCAATGAGTTGCGCTGAATTTATCGGCGGCATGTTTTTAGCCCGCGACGTGGCCCATTCGGTCCACCTAAACACCCGCAGTTTTGCCAAACACAGCGCGCTGAACGGCTTTTACGACGGTATCATCGACCTCGCGGACAAGTTTGCGGAGGCGTATCAGGGCCGGCACGGGCTGATCGGGCCGATTTCGCTGCATTCCGCCCGCAAAACCTCCAATATCGTCGAATTTCTTGAGGACAGCCTTAAGGAAATCGAAGATATGCGCTACAAGGTTTGCGACAAGTCAGATTCTGCCTTGCAGAACATCATCGACGAAATTGTTGGTTTGTACCTGACAACGCTGTATAAGCTGAAGTTTCTGGCATAAGAGGCGCACATGACGGTCAATCTCTCCCTTCTTGCTGGCGCCGGTTGGCAGTTTTTTGACAACAACGGCGTTCCTTTGTCGGGCGGCAAGCTGTACACCTACGCAGCGGGCACCACGACACCGGAAACCACATACACCAGCAGTTCGGGCGCGACCCCTAACGCTAACCCCATCATTTTGAATGCCGCGGGACGGCTTAGCGGGTCCAATGAGATTTGGCTAACAGAAGGTGTTACGTATAAGTTTGTTTTGGCTACGAGCACTGATGTTGTTCTCTGGACGTACGACAACATCCCCGGCGCCAACGACGGCATTGCGACGCTTATTGCTAACTTAGCCAACACATCCGACCCCGCCAAAGGCGACGCTTTGATTGGGTTTCGGCAATCCGACAACAGCGGAAACTTGACGGGATCAGTTGGGCGCACGGTCCACCAGAAGCTGCAAGAAATCATCAGTTTTAAGGATTTTGGCGCCGTCGGCGACAATAGCACTAACGATTACGCGGCGGTTCAAGCGGCCATTACGGCTGGCGCCGGCAAGACTATTGACGGCCAAGGACTGACCTACAAGATCAACAGCCCTTTGACCGGCATTGCGTCTAACACGCTTATCCAAAATGCTGCGTTTAACTTTTCCAGTATGCCCGCGCAACCAGGTACCGACAGGTGCGTAAGCGCGGTAGGTACGTTGGGCACTCCGGTCAGCTTAACCGCAAACACGCTTTTTGAGTCAAACATTATAACTGTTGGTAGCACAACTGGATTTGCTGCCGATGATTTGGTGTTCTTGAAATCAACAGCGGTTTGGGACAGCGCCACATCTACAACATACGGCCAATATGCCCGCGTTAAATCAGTGGACACCGCTACGCAGCTTACGTTGTTTAGCTCGGTGTTAATTGATTTTACCACCGCGGCTGCGGCGACTATAGCTAAAGTAACACCTGTCCAAAACGTCACGTTTAATAACGTGAGGTTTATTGGCGCGAATGCTAACAGCCAAAACGCGCTTTATTTTGAGTACGGCGAAAACTGCAACGTTAACAACTGTCAGTTTGAATATTTTGATTATGTGGCCGTAGAATTTTGGCGTTGCTATAACAACACCGTAAATTCTAGCCGGGCAAAATTTTCCCGCGCATCTGGGCTTGCTTACGGGTACGGCATTTTTGGGGGCTGTTATGGGTGCAGCGTTACAAACTCTTGGGGCGAGGATTGCCGGCACACTGTTACTGTTGGTGGTAACGACGGGCTAAACCTATTTACAAGAATTGAAAACAACACCGCCGTTTCCAGCAAAGACGCCGGGTTCGATTCTCACTCTTCGTCAATCTACACTTCGTTTATCGGCAATACCGTAGAAATGAGCGGAGATAGGCTTGGGTCCGGCAATCATGATGGTATGATTTGCCAAGGCGCCCACGCTATTTTTGAAGGCAACACTGTTGTAGG